GAAGTAGGGGTACAGTATCTGTTCCCTAGTGGCTTACAGCACATGGTATATCCTTTCTTCGGAGAGGGTGAGAGAAGAACAGTCGCAGCGAATTTGAATTGCTGGGATGTACAGGAACAACAATGAAAGAAGAAATAATAGAAAATCCCGTAGAGACTACGGAAGTGGAGGTAAGTCCTTTAATAACCACCAAACTAGCCTATATAGATAACTTAAAAAAAGAAATTGAGGGAGTTCAGGAACAGATGGCTTCCTTACAATATCAAATGGATATTAGAGTCACGGCTTTGACTTTGTATCAGAGTTCATTGGAAGTGGTAGTGGAAGAAGAACCCAAAGAAAATGGTAAGGATTTAACAAAATAGAGAGGTAAAACTATGTTAATAATGATAGCTTTAATAATCAGTGTAGTAGTTACTGTTGCGTCAGGAATTGCCGCTATTACGCCTACACCAAAAGATGATAAATGGATAGGAAAACTATACAAGATCATTGATGTTTGTGCTTTAAATATTGGTAAAGCCAAAGATAAATCGAAAAAGAAATAAATGGCAACTGCCAAAGAAGCATTTATAAAAGTAGAATCACATGAGAAAGAATGTGCTATTCGCTACGAGCATATAGAAAAAAGACTAGAAGAAGGTTCGGAAAAGTTTAAACGCTTAGAACTTATTCTTTGGGGACTGTATGGATTAATTGCTGCTTCTTTGGGGATAGATAAATTACTTTAAAACGATGCCATTACAAAAGTTTATTTTTCGACCTGGAATAGATCGTGAAGGAACGGACTACTCTAACGAAGGCGGTTGGTTTGACGCGAACCTAGTACGTTTCCGTAAAAACTTACCCGAAAAAATTGGGGGTTGGGCTAAAAACACACTCAATACTTTTTTATCCACTGGTCGTGCCTTACACGCTTGGGTGGATTTAAGTTTAACCAAATTTTTAGGTTTAGGTACCACCTGGAAATATTACATTCAACAAGGGGATGTTTTTAATGATATAACTCCTATTAGAGCCACAACATCAGCAGGGGATGTTACTTTTGCCAAAGTTGCTAATGGGGATGCTACTATTACCGTAACTGATACGGCTCATGGAGCAGTGGAAAATGATTTTGTAACCTTTAGCGGTGCTGCTAGTTTAGGTGGCAATATCACTGCTGCCGTATTAAACCAGGAATACCAGATTGCCACTGTTACCAGTGCCAATGTTTACACCATTGAGGCTAAAGACACTGATGGCGATGAAGTTACTGCTGCTGCTGGGGATTCTGGTAATGGAGGTAGTTCTGTTGTTGGTGCGTATCAGATTAATGTCGGATTAGACGTTTATGTAGAATCTAGTGGTTGGGGAGCAGGCACGTGGGGCGCAGGTACTTTTGGTAGTGTAAGCGCGTTAAGTGATACTAATAATTTACGTCTATGGTCGCACGATAATTTTGGTGAAGACTTAATAATGAACGTAAGAGCAGGTGGTATTTATTATTGGGACACCAGTGCGGATTCATTAGGTACGGATAGGGCAGTAGCTTTAAGTGCTTTATCTGGAGCTAACTTAGCCCCCACTAAAGCCTTAGTTACTTTAGTCAGTGATATTGATAGGCACGTCGTTTGTTTTGGGGCGGATCCTATTTCAGGGAGTTCACGCACAGGTTCTTTAGACCCTATGTTTATTGCGTGGAGCGATCAGGAAAATGCGGCAGAGTGGGAACCTAAATCCACTAATACTGCAGGCTCTTTTAGGCTTTCTGCAGGGTCTTCTATCATAGGGGCGATACGAGCAAGACAGGAAACTCTAGTCTGGACGGATACTTCTATGTATTCTATGACATTTGTTGGACAGCCCTTTACTTTTGCGACTAATTTAGTCAATGAAGGGGTTGGGTTGATTGGTCCAAATGCTGCCATTAATACACCTAAAGGGGTGTTTTGGATGGACAAAAAAGGGTTTTATAACTACACAGGGCAAATTAATGACGTTCCCTGTAGCGTACAGAATTATATATTTAGTGACTTAGCCGAAGGACAATCGTTTCAAATCTTTGGTTTTTTAAATAAAGAGTTTGATGAAGTAGGTTGGTTTTATTGTTCCGAGGGGGAAACGGTAATTGACCGCTATGCGGTTTTTAACTACGATGAACAAGTTTGGAGTATTGGTCAATTAACTCGTACCGCCTGGATAGATGAAGGAATTTTTGCTAACCCTATGGGAACGTACAGCACGGCTGATGTAGGGTATTTATACAACCATGAAACGGGTAATGATGCTGACGGTTCTCCCATGGACAACGTATATATTCAATCCAGTGACTTTGATATAGATCCTGCAGGGGAAGAATTTCAACAAATACGGCGTATTATTCCCGATATTAGATTTACAGGGAATGGAGGTTCCGATCAAACGATTAATATTGTTTTAAAAAAGAGAAATTTCCCAGGGGAAAGTCTTTCCACTTCTTCTACCAATACCTGTACCGCTACTACCACCCAAATTAACACACGGTTACGTGCACGGCAGGCAGCATTACGCATAGAATCTGACGATGACGGTTCCTCAGGAACTAGACTAGGAGTGGGGTTTAGGGTAGGAGCCATGCGTATGGATTTACGTCCCACTGGCAGACGCTAATGGCTAAATTATTAGAAACTAAACTTCCTGTTGCGATAGGGGAACTTTCGCCTGAGACCTTTAACCGTTTGGTCAGAGTATTAGAGCTGAGTTTAAATAGGGTAGATATAGATTCCACGCTTTCCGTTAATGAATCTCAACGAAACATTAATAAATTTCAAGCAGGCGATGTTATTTGGAATTTATCTACCAGTCAATTGCAAGTGTGGACAGGGGCAACATGGGTAGATATTTATGCGGGAACGGAAAGAGGAGTCGAGGGAGTAAGTGGTTTAGGCAAATTAAGCGTTTCTACCAATGGAGCAACGGAGGTACTTATCCTATGAACATGGAAAAATTAATGCACGAGCTTATTGGTGATGAAGGGTTTAAATACGAAATTTATTTAGATCATCTTGGTTATCCGACTATGGGAGTAGGGCACTTAATAACGGAAAAAGATGAAGAGTATGGAAAGATAATAGGAACTCCTGTTTCTGAGGACAGAATCAAAGAATGTTTAGATAATGATATAAAAATTGTTTGTGAAGAATTAGACATGAAAGAGCCTTGGTGGAGGAATCTCAGTGATAATCGTCAGCGAGTAGTAGCCAATATGTGTTTCAATTTAGGTCATCCGCGTCTTAGTAAATTTAAAAACTTTATTCAGGCTATGCAAGTTTCTGATTGGGAACGTGCTGCTGTTGAAATGATGGATTCTAAATGGTCTGGTCAAGTGGGGGACAGAGCAGTACGACTAAGAGACAGGGTACTAAGAGGAGATGACTAGATGTACGAATATAAATGCAAAGTTAAAAGAGTGGTGGACGGTGACACTATGGATGTTATTCTTGATCTTGGCTTCGATGTTCATCATGCTGTTCGTGTTAGGTTGGCTGGTATTGATACCCCTGAAAGCCGTACAAGAGATTTGGATGAAAAGGCGAGAGGAAAACTTAGTAAAGCCTTTCTTAAAGAAAGTATTAAAGGGAAAAAGATTGTCTTAAAAACTAAAATAAAAGACTCTAGGGGAAAGTTTGGGCGAGTAATAGCGGAAGTTTGGGCGGAATTCGAAAAGGGCAGTTTACGCAATATCAATGAATTGATGATAAAAGAGTGTTACGCGGTAAAATATTACGCTGAAAATAAAGCGTTAATAGAGGAAGCGCATCTGGTAAATCGACAACTATTGATAGAAAAAGGGTTATTCGTTCCTGTGGAGCCTAAATGAAACTGGCTTTAATCATGGGTGTGTTACTATTATCAACGGTAGCGGGATCAGCTTGGTATATAGATAGGCTACAAGACGACATCGGGACATTAAAAGGTAATCAATTAATTTTAGAAACTAAAATACAAGAACAAAATGACGCTATAGAAGCTGCACTAAATAACCAAAAGAAGGCACAAACTCTTATGGCTTCTTTAGAAAAGGATAAACAAGAAGCAATGCGTGATGTCAATAAGCTAAGAAAAACATTTGCCAGACACGACTTAGATGAATTGACTTTAGCGAAACCAGAACTAATGCAAAGCAAAATAAATAAGGCATCTAAAAGAGTATTAGAAAATTTAGAAAAATTAACCGATCCAAACCAGTTTGATGAAGAAGATAGCGATAATAGTTAGTTTAGCTTTAATAGCTTCGGGTTGTTCCATGATACAGCCTAAAGCTAAACCTGTTTCTGTAACCACTATTGCTAAACAGCAACCCATGTACCATCCACCTTTACCAATGGAAGTACAAATGGACCCTGTAGACTGGGAAATACTGACTCCAGACAGTATGCAGTTGTATTTAGATAATCTGAAAAGTGGGGAAGCACCCAAGAGAGCGTTTTATTCCTTGTCCAGTAAAGAGTACGAACATTTAAGTATGGATATGGCGGATATTACTAGGTATATAAAAGAAATATTGGGAATAATTAGATTTTATCGGGAATACGATAAAGAAGAGGAAGAACCTACTAAAAGGAGAAAACAATGAGTGACGACAGAGGTAGATTTGGTGGAGATATGGACAGAAATGAGGTTGAAATTGATCTTAGCAAGTTCATGGAATTACTTCAAGAACAGTCCAGGTTAAAAGATAGAATAAGAGAACTGGAAGATGAGGGTACTAAGAATCCTCATCAAAGATGGATCTTTTTAGCCCAAGCCGTTGATAGCTGGCGCATATTCCCTAGAGCTTTCTTAACTGTTTATATCTTTTTACTTTATTACACAGTGATGTGGTTCATGGAATTAGCAGAACCATCTTTTGAACAGTCTGGTTTAATTTCCATAGTAGTGGGCGCAGGGGCTGCCTGGTTTGGACTCTACGCAGGAACGTCTGGTTCGAGTAAATCATTTAAAGGTGAAGATAAGAAATGAAACAAAAGATAACCTTTATAGGAATCTTACTCTTTATAGGGTTACTGGGTTCTGTAGCTTTAAGAGCCGCAGAAAACGAACCTGAAAACCCAGACTGTACGGCTGGTACTGAGTTTTGTGAACAAAATTCGTTAGACACAACCAACAATACCACCACGAATAACACCAACGTAAATACGAACACAAATACGAACACAAATACGAACACAACGACAACGACCAGTACCGCAACGAACACCAATGCCAACACCAATGCCAACACCAATGTTAATACGAACACAACGACAACGACAGCAACCAACACCAATGCCAACACCAACGTCAATAACAATACGAGCAATAACACCAACGTAAATACCAGTACCGCAACGAATACCAGTACCGCAACTAACACGAATAACAACACAACGACTGCGAATAATACGAATGTAAATACGTCAACATCTAGCAACACTAACACCAATGTAAACACTAACACCAACAACAGCACAGTCAACAGCACCGTTAATTCAAATAATACGAGTACCACGAATAACACCAATACGAATAATTCAACTTCTAGCAATACCAATGTGAATACAAATAACAACACCTCTAACAACACTAGCACTTCAGACAATACCAATACCAACACCAATGTGAATCAATCCACATCCGACTCTAAGGTAGAAACTGACAATACCAATACGAATAACAACAACAGTGTCAGCGATAATACGAATCGGAATATTAACGAATCCAACACCACACAAACGATTAAGCAAGAGATAACCAGTAAGGCTCCGCCAGCTTCAGCAATCGCTCCTAGTATCATGTCTTATTCACAAGACCTCTGTACTACAGGCAGGTCAGGTGCTTTTCAAGGGCAGGTCTTTGGTATATCAGGCGGTAGAACCATAAGGGATGAGAACTGTGAAAGGTTGAAGTTAAGTAAATACATCTACGATATGGGGATGAAGGTCGCTGCGGTATCTATTCTTTGCCAAGACGAAAGAGTATTCCAAGCGATGGAAATGGCAGGAACTCCTTGTCCTTACATGGGCAAGATTGGCAAGGAAGCCTCAGCAGGTTGGAAAGAAAATAGAACAGACAGACCTGATTACGATATAAAGAAAAAGCAATTTATCAAGAAATGTAAAGACACTAAACACGTTCAAGGAGACTTAGATGGTCTTAAAAGAAGTAGGTGGGATTGTGTCAATAAATGGAATGAAAACGCTACCAACTAACCCACTAGGTACTCATATGGTTAAGTCGTGGGGGTTGGGAATAGCGTTAGGATTCTTATTAGGAATAATTACTCCTATAGCAAAAGCTGATTACATTTATGAAGCTAACCAAGACCTATACGATTTACAAACCAATTCAGCAGGCTCTACAGGACTAGGCTCAAATGATGATTCAGTATCAGGAGCCTTTGACTTGGGCTTTACCTTTACCTTTTATGGTAATGACTATACTCAAGCGAGAATG